TGACGACCTCGGGCTGCGGCATGAACCTGCCCCAGGGACAGATCTCGGCCTATCACTTCTTCGACGACGGCAACGACCACATCACCGTCGTTGTGGAGCGCGCCGCGGGGATCTTCTGCCACATGGGGTGGGGCCCGACCCTCGAGCGGGCCTCGTTGCCCGAGCCGTTCCCCTACTTCTACGCGAGCTCGAGCACGAGGCTCAACACGGCCGAAACCGCCGACCTCTTGACCGGCAACCGGCACGGGATCGACCTCACGGCCTATCCGCCCATGTCCCATACGGACGAGGACTACTCGACCATGGGCGGCTCGACGGCCCTGACCCACTGCACGGCGTTCGTCCGCGTGGACGCCGCGACGTTCTCGGGCCGCTGGATCGGCGACTGCAAGGACGAAAACGAGGGATACGGCTGGACCGGTCGCCGGATGCGTGACGCCCTGAACAAGTGCCTGGCCGCCCAGGGCGGGATGGAAGAGGACGAGTATGTCAACTACCAGTACCTGTGGGATGACGGTTCCGGCGGCCCCGGCGAGCGCACCCTGCAGAGCGCATTCGGCGGCGCGCTCCTGCTCCCCTTGCACTGCTTCGTGGAGACCGACCCCCAGGGCCGGTGGGCACCGATCGGCTATCCGCCCACCGTGTTCTGGACCGAGGCCGTGGGCCACGGCTACAGCGCCGGCGACGTCTACCAGTTGGGCGGCCAAGATTACATGCTGTTCCCGTTCTTCGCCGTCAGGAAGGCCGCCTGATGGCCACCGCGATCACCGTCCCTAGCCCTCTGAACCTGGTCTCCGGGACCGACTTCTCGATCGACCTAGCCGGGGCCGTCCTCGATCCTGTCAGCACGCGCCCGCTGCATGTCGTCGGGATGGACGTCGGCGTTCGCATGGCCCTGGCCGATCCGCGGCCCGTCGCGATGCAGAAGGACGGCGGCGTCGCCCCCGTCCATGGCCATGTCGTTCTCGGCCGCGTCCACGTGATCCCGCGCAGGTTCGACCTCGGGGCGGTCGTGTCCGAGCAGGAGGCCGAGGTCGAGGTCTGGAATGCCGCCATCGACCGCGCCCAGATCCTCGAGGAAATCACGGTCGACGGACCCACGGGGATCGAAGTCGAGGACCCCATTGGCCTGCCTGCCCACTTCCCTGCCTCGGACTCCCAGGTCTACCTGGTCAGGGCGCTCACCGATGGCGACGCCCTGATCGACAACCTCGTCACCTGGGTGTTCTCCGGCCTGGACCCTGCGGGGACCAATCTGCGTGTGCTCGGGTTCCGGCTGATCCCCTTCCCGTTCCCTCCGAACTGGGCGCAGCCGGTTACCGAGACGTTCGGGTTCATGACCGACATCATCGTCTCGTACCGGGGCATGGAGCAGCGCATCCAGCTGCGCGCCGTCCCGGTGGGCACGATCCGCTACGCGACGCTGCTGGATGACCTGCGCAACGCCCAGATGGCCAACGCCATCCTCTTCGGCAACCAGGCGCGGGCGTTCGGCGTCGGCCGCTGGCAGTTCCAGACCCGATTGCTGCAGAACGCCAGCGCGGACGACCACGAGGTCTACTGCGACACGTCCGACATCCCGTTCGAGCCCGGCGGCATGGTCCTGCTGTGGACCGATCCCTACCACTGGGAGGTCCAGACCATCGAGAGCGTCCTGCCGGACCGCGTGATCCTGAGCTTCGGCCTCATCCAGTCCTGGACCGTGGGGCCGACCGTCGTCCTGCCGATCGTGGTCGGCCGCCTCTCGGCGGACGAGGGCTTCACCTGGAACGCCCTGAGCATCGGCTCGACCTCGCTGACCTTCGACATCGACGGGTTCACGCCATGAGCTACCTCGGCTACGACGTCCTTGAGCTCAACTACAACCGCGTCGGCGCGTTCGAGGAGCGCCTGCGGCGGAAGTTCGTGCTCCTGAACTCGAAGACGGGCCGGCGCATCGCCGACGAGCAGGCACCGGCCCCCGCGTCCATGCGCCCGTTCACCTGGACCGCCATCGGCCGGGACGAGATCGCGGCCATGCGCGCGTTCCTGGACGCTCGCTGCGGGCGCGCGGTCCCATTCTGGTTGCCCAGCTTCCAGTGGGATCTCGCCCTGGCCGAGGACGTCTCCCAGAACCAGTCCAGCGCCACCATCTACTGGGTCAGATACAAGCAGCAGATGTGGGGAACGACCGCAGCCCGGCGTCACCTGGCGCTCTGGTCCCTGGGCGATGGCACCATGGACTACTGCCGGATCGTCGATGCCGTCGATGTGGCTAACTACCAGACCGAGACCCTCACCCTGGACCCTGTGGCTCAGCGCGAATACGGCCGCTCCAAGACCGTGCTGTCGTTCCTGAAGTTCTGCCGCTTGGATGAGGACCGCATCGAGATCTCCTACCCGAGCCCGCAGGTGGCCGAAGCGACGATCCGGGTCCGGGAACTCCCCCTGGAGGCCCCGCTGTGACCTACGACGCGCGGGAAAAGAGTCGGTACCAGGGCCAGCCCGTCGAGGGCTTCCGGTTCGCCCAGGGCAGCAATCTGTGGCTCTACACGTCGGCGGATCGGACGATCACGCTGCCTGCGGGAGTGTTCGCTCCCGAGGCCATTACCCGCAGCGAGCTCGACTTCTCGCAGGAGGACACCGGCGAGACCATCGACCTGACGCTGCCGCGCGCGAACCCCGTGGCCGCCCTGTTCATCGGGGATCTTCCGTCCACGTCGGTCTGGGTTACGGTCTACCGCGCCCACCGCGGCGAGGAGTCGCTGGCTGTGACCATCTTCAGCGGCAAGGTGAACCGCGCCCGCTTCGAGGAATCCGAGGCCATCCTCACCGGGGCGAGCCTAATGGCCATGCTGGCCCGCACGGTGCCGATCCTGGCCATGCAGACCCCCTGCAACCACGTGCTGTACTCGGCGGCCTGCGGCGCTGACCCCGGGGCATGCCGCGACCAGGTCACGGTCACGTCGGTTTCGGGCGCGACGGTCATCTCGAGCGGGTTCGCCCTGCGCCCTGACCAGTGGTTTCGCGGGGGCCGCCTGGAGTCCGCAACCGGCGAGACTCGCTTTATCGTTGACCACCAGGGCGACACGGTCTCGCTCATCTCGCCGATCCCGGGGTTGTCCTCCCTTGACCAGGTCTGGGCCTACTGGGGCTGCGACCACCTCGAGGCCACCTGCCAGAACAAGTTCAGCAACCTAGTGAACCACCTGGGCTGGTCCCGACTGCCGGGCCGCAATCCCTTCTCGGGGAGGATCGACTGATGGCCTTCTGGGTCATAGCCCTGGTCTATCTCGTCGGCACCGTCCTATACGAGGTCTTGCGCCCGAAGCCGCAGTTCGACGCGCCGACGCCGTCCAGTTTGGGGGACTTCCAGTTCCCTACGATCGGCGAAGGCCGGACCATCCCGGTCGTATGGGGCACCTGCAAGCTCGCCGGCCCTATGGTGACCTGGTACGGCGACCTGCGCATCCAGGCCATCAAGGAGAAGGTCAAAACGGGGTTGTTCTCCTCGAAGGAGATCACCACCGGCTACAAGTACTACCTCGGCATCCAGCTGGTGTTGTGCAGCGGCGAGATCGACGAGGTCCTGCAGATCCGATTCGACGACAGGCGGCCACCGGCCGGGTACGCGCATGTGCCTGACCTCACGCAGATCAGCATCAACGCTCCCGGCTTCTTCGGCGGGGAGGACTCCGAAGGCGGGGTCAAAGGCAGTATCTACGTCTATCACGGCACGCCCACCCAGCCGGCGGACTCCTACCTCGAGGCTCGAATCGGCGAAAGCCTGCCTGCCTGGCGGCGCGTCTGCTACGCGGTATTCCGGCGCGTCTACCTGGGGACGAGTCCCTACATCAAGGCCGTCTCCTTCGTGGTCCGCCGCTGCCCCAATGGCCTCGGATTGTCGGACGGTGCCCACAACATCGACGGCGACGCCAATCCGGCGGCCATGATCTACGACATCCTGATCTCGCCGCCCTCGGAGAACGGGCTCGGGCTGCCGGTGGGCTTCTTGGACGTGGACGCCTTCCGCTCGGTGGGCCAGACGCTGGCCGATGAAGGCCTCGGGCTTTCGATGCTGCAGGACCGTGGCACCACCGCAAAGGACCTGGTCCTCGAAATCCTGCGGCACATCGACGGGGTCATCTACGTCGAGCCCACCACCGGGCTGCTGACGATCCGGCTCATCCGCAGCGACTACGACCCCGAGACGATCCCGGTGCTCGATGCGGACTCGTGCACGGTGAAGTCGTTCGCCAGGCCGTCTTGGGGCGACCTCAAAAACTCGGTGCGGATCGGCTATGTGAGCCGTGATGCCGGGTTCATCGAGAAGACGGCCCAGGCCCAGGATCTCGCCGGGATCGAAGTGCAAGGCGGCGAGGTTTCGCTCCAGGATCTCACCCTTCGCGGGTTGTCCAACTCGACGACCGCCCAGCAGGCGGCCGCACGGTCCTTGGCCGCCCTGGCCTACCCGCTGGCCACGATCACGGTCGAGGCCGACCGCTCGGCCTGGGCGTTCCGCCCGGGGGCAGTGTTCAAACTGATCTGGGACCCCTTGGGCATCACGGGCATGGTCTGCCGGGTGGTTCGCGTCGGGACCGGACGCCTCGATTCGGGCAAGATCGAGATCGAGGCCATGGAGGACGTCTTCGCGGTGGACTGGACGGGTTATTCGACGCCACCGGACTCCGGCTGGCAGGACCCCTCTGGTGACGTCCCCGCGCTGACCGACCAGGTCGCCCTGGCCGCGCCCTACGAGGCGGTGAAGGACTTCGGCAGCTTGGCAGCGGACGTGCAGTTGGCCATCACGCTCGCCGCCGCCGGGCTGACCGGGGTCTCCCTCGGATACCGGGCCTACGTCTCGGACGGTGCGGGTGGATGGGCGCCGCCGGTCGACGTTCCGTTCTTCACGCCGTCCGGAGTGCTCAGCACAGCGATCGACGAGCTGACCAGCGAGATCGTCGTGGCCTCGGGGCTGGACACCGACCTGGTCGAGTCGGTCAGCGAACCCGACTTCTCCCTCGGCGTCAATGTCGCCTGGATCGAATACGACGGCCTTGAGGAGTTCATCGCGTTCCAGACCGTGGTGCAGGGCGAGAACGATGTCACCCTGCAGGTCGTCGCGCGGGGGTGCCTCGATACCGCGCCGACGGCATTTCCCGCCGGGACGCGTGTTTGGTTTCTCTCCTACGGCAGCCAGATCGTGAACATCCGGGGACCCGTGCCCCCGACCGTCAACGTCTACAACGACATCCGCTTCCAGTCCTACAACAACCAAAGCGAGTTCACGTTCACGTCGTGCCCAACGTCGCAGGTCGTGGCCACGACGCCGGCGCGGTCGGAGAAGGTCTACTGTCCGACCGATGTGCGCTTCAACGGGGAGAGCTACCCGGCGTCGATCACCGGCGAACTGACCGTGTCATGGTCGCACCGGAACCGGCTGGGATCGTGGAGCTATGCCGACTCGGGCAAGACGACATCGCCCGAGGCAGGTTCCGAGTACGACATTCTGGTCTATGGGGAACTCGGCACGCTCGTGCACACCGAGTCGGGACTGTCGGGCACGTCCTGGACATATCTCGAGGCTACCGAGATCGTGGAGTCTGGGCTGGAACGGCTCAACGATCATCTGCGGGTGATCGTCAGGACGTACGGGGCGGGGCGGGCTCATGACGCGATTCGGGAGATCGAATGGGAGATGGACAGGATCTAGGAACCGGAGAGCGGGTAATCCCTTGCTC